CGAACGGCACAACCCGCAACCAGCACCCCGCAACCGCAACAGCATCTGCACAAGCACCTGCATTTTGTAACGCCATGCCCCAGCCCTCCAGGGCGGTCCGCGGGGTCCATTACAAACAACAACCTTCAAAAAGGTTCAGCCTCAACGTTAAGACGAGGCTGCATGATGGTAACCGCTTAGGACCCTCTGAGAGGGTTGGAACAGCCGAACAAGGTTACCTCGGGCCCGTCATCGAGGGCCTTACCCCGTATATATCGACTACGTCTCGTGCCGATTTTCTCTCAGCCTTTAACAAGAGGGCCAATTACCACAGCGACGAGAGAATGAGTCGGCGGTGTAGAGGCATCACCACGAATATGATCAAGAAACTTGTTCCGGTTCCCATGCCTACCATTCAATGGGATCCAGAACTGTATAGATCGTGGCTATCCATGTTTGATTATGAGAAGCAACGGAGGATGGAGAGGGCATATCTGACGCTCGGTTTAGACACGCTTGATGGGTACAGCAACAAGCAAATCTTCACAAAGATCGAGTGCCTGGTGAAAGAGTTTCATGAGGTTGCCCCTAGAATCATTTTCAAAGGCACTGATGTTTACAACATGATATCAGGGCCAATGTTCAAAGCCCTCATGGACAGATTCGTGCTGTTGGGAGACAAACTTGACAACGTCAAGTACAGGGTGTCTTACAGACAACATACTCCAGAAATCGTCAGATTTGTGGAGAAGATGCCCTGCAAATCATTCCTTGAAGCTGACTTTTCCGCTAATGATAAAAGCCAGGTCAAGGATGTACAACAGCTTGAAATCATGTTCATGAGGCGCCTTGGCGCTCCAAAGTGGTTCTTAGATCTCCATCGCATCAGCAACAAATTTTCGGTACACAACACGAAGTACGGCCTGTCGGCCGTTGTCGAAAATCAGTTGCCTTCAGGTGCTACAGATGGCACTTTCAGAAATTCCTTCTGGAATCTCTGCATATTCAATTGCTGGTCGCGTATCTATCATGTTCCAACTGCTGTGGTCGTCCTCCTTGGCGATGACATTCTGGCAGGACTTTCCAAGAGGATCCGCAGGTCTTCTAGGCATTATCGTGCTGTGGCCGAAGAATGCCGCATGGTGGCAAAAGTCACCACGCGGCCGAATCTGGCCGGTTGTCATTTCTTGTCGAAGCACTTTTACCCGTGCTCGAGAGGTGAACAACACCACGTTATGTTGCCATTCCTGGGGAAAATCTTGGCGAAGTTCAATGCCAGACCTAATGCCAACCAAGGAGTCACTGATGATGAGTATATGGCGGGGAAAGCCCTTAGCCATTGTTACGAGTTCCGGAATTGCCACGTCCTTCGCGATAAGTTCAAAGATAGAGCCAACCTGCACCTTTCCAGGTCGCAGGGGAAGTTTTCTTTAGAAGGCGTTACTTGGCACATCCGAGTTCATTCGGGTTACACCGATGATATCGAGGCCATGTTAGCCGGGTCAATGTCTTGGCCCGATTTGGTGTCGATTGACGATTTGTCAATGTATTGGCAGACGTTCTGGAACGTAACTTGGCAAGACGTGTTGCCCACCCTTGACGCAATCGTTCTTGAGGATCGATTCAGGGTTTTGGATTGTGAGGCTGCTAAAGCATTGGTTGATTACTAACCTTCACCATGTGGGGGGACGCCAGTGCGACCTCACGACCCTTCGGGTTTTACCGGTTCCCGTCAAAGATACTGCTCCGGTTCAATGTCCACCGAGACTGACAAAC